CCGATCTGGCTGATGCCGTTCCAAGCCCGCGACCAGTCTCCCGTGAGCAGCCCCATCACGGTGTTCACGATCCCCCGGATGAGGTTGACCGCGGTCGTGACGGCGCTGGAGATGACGTTCCAAGCCCCCACCATGACAGGGATCTGGGCCTGAGTGATGGCGGCCACTGCCTGGATCACTGGGATCAGGGCCGCGGAGAGGACCTGCACAATCGTCACGATGTGGGGGAGTACTTGCGGCAGCAGCTCGGCGACGATGGGTCCGAACTGGGTGACGAGCTCCTGGATGACCGGGATGAGGGCCTGGATGATAGGCATGAGCGCCGCGCCCAGCTGCTCGATGATCGGGACCAGGAGGGCGGACAGCTGAGTGAACACCGGAGCCAGCCCCTCGACCAGCTGAGCCACGAGCGGGGCCACGGCAGCCAGCAGCGATCCCATGACGGTGGCGATGGCTCCGAAGGCCTGCCCTAGGGCGGGCATGGCCGGGGCGAGCGCCTGTACGGCGGTCAGGACGCCCTGGAAGAAGGCCACCAGGCCGCCCTGGAAGGCGGGGTCCTGGAGGGCGGCGGAGATGCCCTTGAGACCCGTCTCGATGATCTGCCCGACCAGGGGGAGGATCGTGGAGATGGTCGGGCCCAGGGACACGAAGGCCTGGCCCAGCGAGCCGACGCCGGCGAAGGCGTGGGATGCGGCCTCCCCCATCGCGCTGAAGATGGAGGTGAGGGTCCCCTGCCATAGCGGACCGTTTACGGCCTGGTTGGCCCGGTCCAGAGCAGCGGCGATGGAGTCGATGGGGGCCGAGCCGGAGGCCATGGCCTTGAATACCCCGCCCAGGATCCCGCCCAGGTCGAAGACGATGTCCTTCAGGGTCCCGAAGGTCTTGGCGGCGGCCTGGATAGCCGCGTCCATCTCGCCGGAGGCGGTCTTGGCCTGCACCCAGTTCTGGAAGCTGTAGGCGACGTCGTTAGCCCACGAGGCGATGGACGGGAGGTACTTAGCTCCGGTCTCTCCCAGGGTGAGCAGGGCGTCGGTGAACGCCCCGGCGCCGTCTCCGCCGATGTCCAGAGCCTCTGCCAGGTAGCTCAGCGAGGCCCGGAAGCCGGGAATGTGGTCCTGCGCCGCATCGGCGATCGCTCGCGACATGCGGCCCAGCTGCGTGGCGACGTTGGCGATGGACGGGCCCAGCGCGTCTAGGGCGTTGTTGGCGAACCCCCGGATCGCGTCGGCCGCCTCGCCCCAGTACGCGGCGGAGATGTCCTTCTGGAGGGCTGAGAACCTGGGCCCGAGGTCGGCCAGGACGGTCGAGGCGTCCTTCATCGCCGCGGCGAAAATGCCGATGCCGGCCGCCGCGGTGCCTAGGATGCCGGGCATGGCGAGGAGGGCGGGCAGCGTGTGGGCGACGGCGAGGCCGAGCTGGGCGATATTCCCCAGACCAGCCCCGGCGATGGAGGTCAGTCCCAGGATCGCGGTCCCCGCGGTAGCGGCCTTGACGGCGAAGGTGTCCAGGTTGGTGAACACGTCGTCGAGGCTGTTCTTCAGGTTGCTGAAGATGTTGCCGCCGGCCAGAGCCTTGAGCTGCCCGGCCACCTTCGCCACGGAGGCCTTGGCCAGGCGGGCGTGGATGTCCACGAAGTAGGGCTTCGAGGTCAGCCGCTTCAGGTCGAAGCGGGCCTTGCCGTCGTCCAGGTCGGCGTTGACGGTCGCCTTGCCGTCCAGCTTGTCGAGCTCCCGCTTCAGCTTGCGCTTGGACGCCTCGGACAGGTGGGCGCTGGTCTCGATGTCGCCGCCCAGCTTGTTCAGCTGCTCCTTGATCTTCTTGCGGGAGGCTGGATCGAGCTCGGCGTCAGCCTTGAGCTTCGCGTCGATCTTGGCGAGCTGCTCCTTGAGCTTGCGCTGGGCGGCCTTCTCCAGGGACGCGTCGACCTTGATGTCGGACTTGATGTTGGCGATGCGCTCCTTGATCTCGGCAACGTCCTTGCCGTCGATCTCGACCTTGGCGTCGATGGCGGCCTCAGTCTTACGGATCGCGTCGAGGGCTTTGCGGCGGGACTTCTCGTCGAGGTCCACTCGCGCCTTGATCGCGGCCTTCATCTCGTCTAGCTCGCGCCCGATCCGGGCAACGGCGTTGTCGTCAAGGACCGGCTTGACCGGTGCCCGGGCGTCCAGCTGGCGGAGCTTCTGCCGGATCTCCTCCAGGTCACGGCGGGAGACAGTGACGTCGGGGGACGCCTTGGTCTGGGCGATGGCGGACTCAATGCGGCGCAGGTCCTTGGGGTCGATCTTGGCGTTGACCTGTAGCACGAGGCCGTCGAGCGCGTCCTTGACGGAGTCGCGCATCTCGCGCGCCCACTTCTCCGCGGCGCGCTCGATCCGCTTGCCGATCTTCTTGAGGCTCTTCTCGATGCCCCGCTCGGCGTCACCCTGGAAGTCGCGCGCGTCAGCGCCGACCTCTACGACTACCTCGCCGATCTTGTCT